GCTATTCTTCCATTTGAAGGATAACCCTCTTCACCTTGTTTAAAACCTTCTGCCTTTTTATCTACTTCATGTCTTGAGAAGAAGCTATACATTCTTTTTACAGTATCATCAGATAGATTTTCTCCAGCTACTATTTGTCTTGCTCTTACAGCTCCAACCCTAGTACCGCCACGACCATGTTCTTCACGCCAGTCTAAACCTCTTTGAGCTTCTGCTTTCATTCCTTCGTTTGGATTAGGCATCTTCTTCCTCTTCTCCACCTTGTATTTTAGCTTCTACAGGTAGCTTCTGACCAAATGGTTGATAGGCTATTTCAATATCATATTGTTTTGCTAATTCTATTTCTTTTTGATGTTGTTCAAATAATTCTTCTACATCTCTTCCATAAGAAGCAGATATGTCAGAATAACTTAAAGTACCATTTTGCAATCCTATTACATTAGCTTGCATTTCTTTTAATGGGTCAATCCAAGCAAAACTTCTAGGTATAAAATTAATTGACCTAGCAAACTTTTCATATTTACCCATAGGTAAGTTGATATAACCTGTTGATATAGACATCTCTAACCATGATTGAAACACTGGATTGATAAAATGTTCTACTACAAATTGCTGATATATCTGATACATACTTCTATCTTCTAAAGCACCTTGTCTTATTGAAGAATAATTAACTGAAGTTAAATCATTAGATAATGAATGATAAGAAATATTTAAACCTGATGCGATACTTCTTAATACGCTAGTTGTAAATGATTCAAATGCTGAATTAGGATGATTAGGGTCAAATGCCTTAAAGTCCATTCCAGCAGGTAACTGTTCAAATACACCAGCTTGAGCGTTCATTGTTGGATTGAACGTATCTTCGTATTCACCATCACCAACATAACCATCACCATCAGGTGATGTGAAGAAACCCATTTTAGATGCACCAACTCTAGCACCTACTATTTCAGCTTCTAAATAACCATTTAACATTTTCACATTAGCCATTGCTGTAGCAACCAAAGAAACACCTCTAGTTTGTTCTGCTCTAGTAGGTAGGTAAGCATGGATAATCTCATCAGCAGGCACTCTAATGTGTTGAGCTTGAGCTAAATAAACTCTATCGTAAGGATGGTCTTTGTATAAATGATAAGCAACTGGTTTGTCATACTTGTCTACTTCAACACCCATTTTAATCCTATTACCAGTAGCTTTATAAATATCGTTTTTATTTTCATCTAAATGGTCTGCTTCTAAAAACTGCAACTGGAAACCAAAAGGCGAATTGCTATCTTTTATTTTCCTGATTAATACTTCACCATCTCTACATAAAGATTCAACAAATATTTTTTGACAATCTAAGAATGATAATCTGCCATTAGTTGTACAGTTGCCAACTTGACCCCATTCTTTCCAAGCACGTTCAATGAGCAGGTTAGCTCCAATGTCTAAAGAACCATTATCGTTCCTAGCCTTAGAGCTAACTCTTATGCCATGCTTACCGATAACATTAGATATCATCAGGTTTAGATATCTTGAAATATAGCTATCGTTTCTTGCTAATTCTCTCGCTCTATCGCGAAGTATTCTTATGTTATCTTTTATTTCAGCATCAGCACTTGTTGATGTGGTAACAAAATCTGCAAACAATCTACCAGTGTTAGCACCAGTGTAGCTTCTTCTGTATGCTTGTCTTTTCTTTTTCTTAGGCTCATTAACGCCCAATATTCTGTTATACCATGCCATTATGTGTAGCTCTTAGGATTAGAGCCAGTAGTTCTACCAAAGTTTACTTTAATAGTATTTCCTGACCCACGTTTATTTTTAATTCTTTGTATTTTAACTTCTTTAAGATATTCAGCTTTGTATCTATCTCTAAAAGTTAATAATTCATCTATAGACATTCTTGATAATGACCTTCCAGCTATAGACATAGATGATTGGTCAATATTTGCCCTGTTCTCAATAACTGCTTCTATACTATCTAAAACAATCTTTGCATGACTTCTAACTGAAGCAGATGTAGTTGCATAATTATCTTGAACCTCTACAAAACCTTCTTCTAGTTTGACTCTTGCAGAATCAGAACTTCTAGTCATGTAAGAAACCCAGTTGTAATTACCTTTTGCGTAAGAAGATGTATTAGTAGCTTCAATAATATATGTATTACCTGATTCAGTTGCAGTTAATGTAAAATTAGAAGCTGTAGCACCATCAATTAAATTGAACTCATAGGATAATGAATAAGATGCTACTGGATAATCATCTGATAAATCTTCTCTTTTCCATGCCCAAAAGTCTCCCAACTGAAGCTCAGTAGGAACTTGGGGTGGATAATTTGTTGAATCAAATTTGTTGCTCAAGCAAAAACCTCATAAATGTTTTAGATATATCTACATCTAACACTAATGTGCAATAGGCTATTGTCAATATCAAAAAGGGAAAAAATAAAAAAGGCTCAATTAAGAGCCTTTTGTGATTTTGGTGGGATTATGCTGATTTTTTATGATTCTTGTTAAACATCTCTATAGCATTTCTTATTTCTGAATGCTTGTATTCTTCAGTAATTTTATTTTGTAAATCAAAACCATTACAGTGTATCAAAGCAATAATTTTTGAAGCATGGTCACCTTGTTGGCATCTATGTCTATTTTCTGAAGTAAGGTCTAAATTAACAGATGCAACTTTTAATTTATGACTTGTATAAGTTCTACCACCACCTGAAGTTGTGTATACAAAACCTGCTGGTTTGCTAAATCTTTTTTCATCAGTAACCATTGAACTATTTGGAATATCTAATTCATTTAATAGTTTAATTAAAGTTCTATTTTGCGGAAGTCTTACAAAATCAGCAGACCAAAAGTTATGCTCTAAATTTGCAAACAGTGTGTCTACTACTTTTTGTTGTTGTTTGTTTAATTGTTTCATGTTTGACTCCTTTTTGTTTAACATAAGCATATTATACACATATAAATATATAAATGTATATAAAATAAGTAAAATAAATGCAATTATTTCCAAGAAGTGGCGAAATTACCTCTATTTATGCCTTTTCTTGATGGTTTGTTGGGGTCTGCCCTGTTTTTATCAGGTTCAGGTGCATTGCCTGTTAATAATCTTTGCTCTATTAGATTAAAGTTTGGATTTAGAATATAACAAGCTGCTAATGAGTAACATATTGTATCAAGGGCTTCATTCCTTTCCCTAATCTGTTTCCAGTATAAAGTTTTTCTACCTTTTACAAATTTAACAAACCTTTGCTCTGCTGTAAGTTGTTTAAAATACTCTTCATCAACTGTTGATGGAAAATGCAAAGTTGAATACCCATATTCAGATGCAAGTCTTGAATAAATTACCTCTTTAGCAGTATCACTTCCAACTGGGTAAAGTGTGCTATTTTCTTTTCCTACTTTAGTTGGTTTACCAACAACTGATTTACCGCTTTGTGATTGACCTTTAATTGCAAATATTCTTCTGCCTTTTTTGTTCTTAGTAAAAGCATAAACCATTTGCGTTTGGAAACCTGAATCAATCGTTGTGCAAGCAATAGTCATATTCCTTCCTGAATGAGTTGAGAATTTAGTTTGCAAATATTTATCAAAATCATTCCAAACTTGTATTTGACCAGTATTGCCATAAATGATTTTGTAATCAACAACCCACATTTCATAGTCATGCGAATAAGCAACAACCTGAGCCTCTATTCTATTTTTCTGTATATCAGCACCGCAAGTTAAAACAAGAGCTTCGTCAGGTATTGTTTCCATGTCATAACTCTCTCTTCTAGCCATTAACCCTTCAGCTTCTACAGCTTCTTCAGGTTCAGGTTCCCAAGTCTCAGCTAGTGATGTATTTATAAATGTTTTTAACATCTCAGGTTGTTTTTTAGCTTCTAAGAAGTTTTCTGCCATTGAGCCCCATGTACTAAATACAGAATAAAGCTCATTAAGATGAAATCCAGCTATCTTCTTTGTTTCCCTTGTAGCTTTCCATTCTCCATTCTTTAACATCCAGTATTTCTTTGACTCATCTATAACACATCCATTTTCGCAAGTATAAATTGCAGTTTCAGGTTTATTCTCTTCCCAAACAACATTTGACCACTTTAATGTTTGTTTGTGATTACACTCAGGACATGGAACATAGTAATATCGCTGGTCGCTTTCTTCAAAAGCAGCTTCAATTCTTGAAATACCTTTAACTGTTGGGGTGCTACATAAATATATTTTCTTGTTAAAGAATGTTTGAGTACGCTTTGATGCTAAAAGAACAGGGTCTCCCTCACTTCCAACACTAGCTTCCATCCTGTCAACTTCATCTATACAAAGAACACGAACAGCACGACTAGCAACTGATGCGGCAGAATTACTGCCCACCATGTTTAAAGTGGTGCCACCTTCAAACTTCTTAGATAAAACAGTGTTAGAACTATCTTTTGATTTAGGTTCATTAATCTTAGCTCTTAAAACAGGAGTATCTCTTAACATATTAGCTAGCTTTTCTTTACTGTATGCCTGAGCCATCTGTAAAGTTGGTTGCATTACTAGAATTGGAGAAGGTTGCATGTGAATGTAATATCCAATTACATTGTTTAGTATTTCAGTTGCACCAACCTGAGCACTTTTTTGCCATATTACCTTTTCAATATTTGGGTCATTAAATACATCCATTATCTCTTTTTGATAAGGTGCGTAGTCAGTTCTATATTTACCACTTACAGCAGAAGATTCAGGAGATAGATACCTGTATTCATCAGCCCACTCTGAAATCTTAAGTTCTGTCGGTGGTTTCCACAGATTTTGTACTTGACTTAGTACTTTCTGCATATTCTCTTGGTAATCCATTCTCAGATAGTTCCTCTAGTGCTTCATATATACTTCTTTTAATTAATTCTTCTGCTTCATTAAAATTATCAGCAGCTAATACTTGGTGGGCTAAATTGGTAGGTATATTTAATAGCTTTGCCTTTGCATTTCCAACAAAGTCTCCCCATGTATCTTTAACTAAATCTGCTGGTATTAATTTGCCCTCTAATTGATTTACCTCTAGCTCAGCCTTATCAGCTTGAAATTTTTTTAATCTTGTAGATTCTTCAACTATATCTCCGCCAGTTCCACTCTTTTTATAATGATTCGCGTTCTTTCTTAGGTGGTTGATGTATTCAATCCTGCTAAAGTCTAAATCTATAGGCGACCTGCCCTTTTTTACTGTAATAATGCCCTTTTTGACCAATTCACTCAATGATTGAGGGGTCATTCCTAAATGTTCTGCTAGCTCTCTTTGTGTTGCCATTTTCTTAAAAATAAGGTTGTTTAATTTTTGTACAGTCTAAAAAAATAAAAAACTCGCAACCTTCGTTGGTTTTAAATCTGTAGAAGAACCTAGACATGGGGTCTATCATCTTCTGATTGCTTTCTTTATTTGTTTATCCAATTCTTTGTCGTAATTCTTTTTAATTACACCTATACCAATCTTGAAGAAGTCTAGTAGTTTTCTATGCTTAATAAAGTTCTTAGCAACAGCTATAAGTTTTAACCCACCATCACCCTCTCTCTTCCATAAAGCATTTTTATTAAGAAACAAGTCCTTCCTGTTATCAATCTTCTTTCCTCTTAGTCCTATCAAGTTACCATGTTTATTTAATCTCTCACCACCAGCAGATGTAACAGGTGCAAATATCTTAGACTTCTTAGGTCTTTCTATTCCGCCCTGAAATACATACTTTAAATAATCTTGAGCAATACTTTTAATAAATATTAAAGCAGATAAGTCATTAGGTTTGGCTCTGAATTTAGGTGGCATGTCGACAGACTTAATAGTAAAGGGTGTTGGTCTATCTAATCTCTTTTGTATCTGAGCTCTCTCTGCATTAACAACCTTTGCACCTATCTCATTGATTGCATTAGCTGTTGCTTTGGGTAAATGCTTTCTCTGAAACAAACCCATCTTCTTTTTAAGCTCTTTCTCAT